AATCTGATACCCTAAACGCCAATGTTGTGGCAGACTTTTTTCGGGGCTGGGGCATTACCGGGCCTTCCTTCAACCCAACAAAGCAAGACTTTAACGGGCTAGCCTTTACTCTTGGCCAGCTTATTGCTTACCTGCATCAGCAGGGCATACCGGAGTGGAACACCTCTCAGGAATATTACAGAGGTTCGGTTGTCACTACATTGGCAGGAATTTACCGGCTAAAAAATGGCGGCGATGCAACTGTAGACCCAGACAACGACAACGGCACAAACTGGGAGCTTGCACCTACTCGGGCGGAAGTGGACGCTAAAGCAAACCAAGCCACAACTTACACCGAGACGGAAGTTGACAACCTGTTGGACGACAAAGCTGACCAAGCCAATACCTACACTGAAACAGAAGTTGACGAGCTGACAGGAAGTCTTGCCTACCCCAATACAACACTGGCATCTAGTTCAGACATTTCAGAAAACCTTATAGAACCCATTACCGCATATCCACACATTCAGGGATTTCGTACAGGCACTGGAACAGCGCTTACTTTTGCCCAGGTCGTAGAAGAGGCGGCAGAGCGCGGGGCAAGGCTGCTTACTATCCAAGAACTGGAGGCTGGTGTTGCTGATGGTACAGGGTTCGCTTATAACGAAGAAATAACATGGACAAGCTCGCCTGCTGGAGTTGGGCTGGTATATGGAAATCTTGGAAGTGGCGCCGGCACCAGAGTTGTCTTAAACACGAATACAGACACCGCTGCTGGTGGTTACGCTGTTTCTGTTATTGGTCAAAGGCAGTGGACGGACACTCAGTATGCCGATAAGGCCACAACCTACACCGAGACGGAAGTTGACGGGCTGCTTGACGACAAGGCCGCTATCTCCGGGCAGGCGTTTTCCGGCAACATATCAGCCCCCAACCTAATCGGAACGAATACGGGGGATCAAGATTTAAGTGGCAAAGCAGACAAAGCCACAACCTACACCGAGACGGAAGTTGACGGGCTGATTGCCACACGCACAGAAAGCCCTGACGAAACAGCTATCACGGGAACGGCCACCTTCACCAACTTAACCAACAACATAGCACTAACCGGACTAGGCTCTATCGGCCTTGAGATTGGCGACGTTGTGCAGGTAACGGGGACGGCGAACAATGACAAGCTGTTTACGGTTGAGGTAATAACCGATGATGATAATGTCGTTGTTAATCAGGCTCACGCGGGCGGGACGACTAGTAAATCTTTGGTTAATGAAACAGTAAGCGCAACCGTTACGCTGGTGGCCAAGTGGTATAACGCTGCGGACTCATTAGGGAGGGGGTGGGTTGATGTGACGATTGATAGGTCGCAAAATGTTGCGTACAGCACTTTAATAAATCGGGGATTTATCGTTATTGTAAGCACAGAGGAAAGAAGGGGAACCGCCAATTTTAAGGTTAATGGCGAAAATGTAGCTTACGACAACCCCGAATCTAATGTCGCGTCGTCGGCCACTATTGACGTGACCGCCGCCTCCACGTATGAGTACACCGGAACAATAACACTATGGAGCGAACTTAGATGAATAAATACTATGAAAACGCAGAAGGTCAACTATTTGTTGGTCCAATCCTAGCAAATCACACGGGCCTGACTGAGATTACAAAAGCACAATTTAATCAGATCATTGCAGATCGCAACAAACCAACAACCGACCAGCTTTTGCAGCAACTAACGCAAGCGCGTAAAGAGCAGGAGACCCAAGGCGTCACAATTAACGACATCCGATACGCAGGCGACCCCGGCAACCGCCAGGCTTTGCAAGAGGCCATCTCGTTTATGGACTACGCCGGTCTAGCTAAGTTTGCACGCTGGAAAGACTCAGACAACGTATTCCATGCCAACCACCCGCTGGCTGACGTGCGCGATGCTTACCGAGCGATAGGCGTGCACCGAGCACAGTTAATTGCAGCCGAGGGCGAGTACGCTACACAGATTGCAGCGGGAACCTTAACCGACTTATCAGAGGTTGTATGGCCATGAACAAAACCAGAATAGCAGTAGCGCTTTTTGTCGTAATACTCATCGCAGCCGGATACGCCGCAACAGCCCGCGCCGATACTGTGCAAATCGGTCTTGGCAAGTCAATCCTAAATTCTTCGGCCACTGTTGGCGAAATCGGATACGAGCGCAACGGCTGGGAAGTGCAGGCCACGTTGATGGGTGCAGGTGACACAAAGAACGGGCAACAAGATCAGTTGTCCATATATTCCGTGTCGTACATTACTGAGCCCGGCTGGGGCTACAAGGGCGTGGAGCCATACGTTCGGCTGGGCATTAGCCATAACACCGGCAGCACTTTGATTGGTTCCAGCAACTTTCGGCTAGGCTTGGGCGTTGAGTTTAGCAAAGTCTTCCGCCTTGAATATGTGCACCACAGCTCAGCAGGCATACATGATCCGAATACGGGGCTTGATTACGTAGCGTTGAGTTACGTTATGCCAGCGCCTTGGTAAATTAGGAGCGTTCGCTATGAAAATCAGCAAAGTAATCATCCACGCAGCAGACACCCCGGCAAGCATGGACGTGGGTGCAGCAGAGATACGCCGCTGGCACGTTGATGGCAATGGCTGGTCGGATATAGGCTATCACTACGTTGTAAGGCGCAGCGGGCTTGTAGAGACTGGCCGTGACCTTGACGGTGATGGTGACATCGAGGAAGAAACCGGCGCGCACGTTTACGGCCACAACCGGGGCACGCTGGGAATTTGCATGGTAGGCGGCAAGCCTGGCTGTAATTTCACCGCAGCACAGTGGCGCGGCCTTTCGTTACTTGTCACTGACATCTGCAAGCGGCACGGCTTAACGGCTGCTGACGTGTACGGACACCGCGACTTTGACAGCGGCAAGACCTGCCCTACGTTTGACGCCCACGCATGGGCGACCACACTGGATCTATGACATGAGTGCATGGGACAAAATCAAAGACGTTGTTGGCTCTGTCGCACCGATGGCAGGATCAATGCTTGCCGGGCCTGCTGGTGGCGCAGTTGGGTCAATGCTTGCCAGTGCGCTCGGCGTAAACAACACTCCCGACGCCGTAGCTGCTGCAATACAATCTGACCCAATGGCCGCTGTCAAAGTACGACAGATAGAGGCTGACCTTGAACAGACTAGGTTAGAGGTACGCGGCCAGGTCGTGCAGGCCGAAGCGTCAGGCGATTCATGGCTACAACGCAACTGGCGGCCTTTAACTATGGTTTGGTTTAGCATTCTTGTAGGCGCGTATTGGTTTGGCTTTACGCCTGAGAATCTGTCAGAAGAAGCTGTGCTGTCGCTTTTCGGTCTAATCAAACTGGGCCTTGGCGGCTATGTTATCGGCAGAAGTGCGGAGAAAATCACAAAGGAAATCAGCGGCTCTGGAATACTGGGAAAGATTTTTAGCAAGTGAACTGATATAATTCTTGCAATTCACACAAACCATTATGAGCCAGACGCATGACTCTAAAGACTGTAGTAGAAAGCGCCCCCGTCGCTGCAATAAAGCCAGAGTCGATTGCAGCCAGCTCAACGTATCTGACAAACGGAATAGTGTTTACCTGGGGCGCAATGACAGTCAACGAACTCATGATGATGATCGCCACCGGATTCGGCGTGGCGACTTTTTTTGTTAACCTGCACTTCCAAAAGCGGCGTGAGAAAAGAGAGCAAGAGCTTCACGAACTACGCAAACAATCCCCCACCCCCTGCTCTAATCCGCCGACTCAGTAGTACGCCACGAACGGCCCTGGCGATGGCGTGAGCGGCTTTGTGTAGATCCTGTGATACCCGTCCGAGTAAGGCAGATCAACGCTCACAGGTGCATCCACACGATGCTGTGCCCACAGCTTCTCGACGTTACGTGGTGACCGTTTCATATCTTCGCCAATTTGCTTTGATTTGTCCTGCAATATGAGCGCGTCTAATTTCACGCCGTATTGATGCTCTGCCCGGACCTTTTCCACGATCTCTGCGTCTATGCTGTTGGTTTTGAAGCCTTTGGCTAAGTAGTTGACAGTGCTGGCCGCTACGTCGTAACGAGCACCAATCATCACCATCGTGTAATTCTTGCGCTCAATCTTTAGCGCATCCCGTTGCTTGTACCGGCGTAGGATTTCTTCGATTTCGCGTTTAGTGGCTGGCTTGTTTCTCATGATTCTTCCTCTATGCTGTCTGCTTTACTGTGTAGGTTAGCAATTCCAGTGGCAGGGTCAATGGGCAGAGATATGTAATGCCGCCCATTGTCACACCCGTAGAAAGACCCCTCATCGGGCATAAGATGGTTCCCGTTTCCAGTTTTATCTACGCATAGCCGCACTGGGTCGCCAAGGTTTAGCACGGAAACAGTGCCGTCCCTGTCCTGAAATAAAGTAGATATGTCTTCGGGGTCCCACCAGCACTCGGCCTCTTCTGCAAGTTCTATGTACACCCTTCCGTTGTCGGTAATCATTTGCCCTGCCCCTGCTTAATGGCCAAACTGCAAAGTTTAATGGCGATGCGGCATGTGGTCTGGTCTGACTCTCACGTAATGAGTCGCCGAGACAATGCGCCTCGGGTACCAGTCCTCGGCTAGCTTGATCATCACGAGCCCGCCTCGCTTTGCAGGTACGCCGTAGGTTTTTCGCAAATAGTCGAAGCTCATTGGCCTTGCTCCTGTTCGTCAAGTAACACTCTCGCTTCTTTCACTACAATCAGATCACGCTCAATGCGTCGGTCAAGATCGCCAGACCTACGGGCTTCAATCTCGCTTTCAAGATCATCGGCAAGCTCTTTCATAACTGTGCGCCATTTTTCCGTCACCTCGGCGCTGGTAGGGTGGGTGTAGAGCTTGTACACGCCTGGCTCAAGAACTCCGTCAGCGTGCTCATAGTCCACGTTCTGCATTGTCGGATCGTTCTTGTGGTGATCAACGGTTAGCGTGCCTGTAGCCTCACCATTAAGCGCCTGGCGGCTGGCCCGCCAGTCACAAGCCTCCTGCCAAAAATCCCATGAGTCCTGCACATTCGAGTACAGGTACTCTCCATCTTCTGATTGCGTGTTTTTCATCGTCAGGTCAAACCCTAGACGGGCAGCTACTTTTTCAAAGGCTTCTCTGCTATCCATCAGAAATACTCCGCTTCGAAGATGTCAATTTCTTTGCTGCTCATCTCACTAGCCATCTCGACAAACTTGTCTGTCAGCCAGTCGCGCCAAACCTCTGACATGTCAAAGTCAGGATCGGTCAGCACGGAAAACAGGTAGCCTTCCATTTGTGACCCTGCCTCGCCAAGCCACTCTGCAACCATCCAGCTAAGCCTATGATTGTCTTCGGTGTACTCTTGCATGAGCATTTCTGCAAAGTCATCGCGGTACTTTTCCAGAGCCGCATCTTCGTCAGCTAGTTGATCAACTAAGCCTTGGTAGTGGTCAAGGGCGGCTGTGTGGTGGTCGGTCATTTGCACTCTCCATATCCGTCAAGTTTTGGCCACCCGTAAGAGCCGCCGCTGTCACTGTGTATCTGTCGCATCTCGCAGTAGTTGGCCTGCACGGCCGCCTGGTCTTTGTTGTTCTGTTTAGCGCCGAGCACCAGCGCAATAACAATGACTCCGATCAAAATGGCAATTGCCGGTACGGTATTTATGTCTACGTAGTAGCCTTCGGTCATTTTCATGTTTCATTTTCTCCTTAGTGTTGTGTTACCATATACCCATACTGACTAACTGTAAACACTAAAAGAGGTTAATTTATGAGGCTTGACGTATATATTTTGCTGGACGTTGCCCACTTCCTGAAGATAGAGCAGCGCACACTGCAAAAGGCATCCGGGCTAGGCATCAACACGATGAGTTTGTGGAAAGTTTGGAAGCGGCACCCTACGCCAGAAAGTTTTAAAAAGGCCCAGGATGCGCTTGTTGATCTGGCAGGGCTGCCAGTGGAGTACAAAGACATGCACATTGAGCAGATTGCGCGGATCTTGATAAAGTAGCCCCAGTACGGGGCTTTTCTCATTTGTTGAATATGGCTCTCTTTGCATAGTCATCTCGGCACTCACCGCCAGGGCAGAAAGTACCCTGGTCGATGTGTTCGTGGCACCATCTGCACAAGCCGGTAAACGGGTGTTTGCGTGCCTGCTGCCGGGCATTCTGCAACGCAATCTGTAGGTTCATTTCTGTTACTTCTGCTGCGTCATCTGCAAGGTCTGACATCACACATCTCCCTTAATTTGCCCAAGTAGTTTAAAAGCCTGGTCCGCTATCCTGAAGTTCTCTCGCTTGTCGTACTGGGCCTTCGCGTTCATGACAGTCAGACGTGCGATAAGATCAGCTTGTTTCGCCAGCTTGATGTTAAGTGCCTTGATTTCCATCTTAGCGTGCATCAGCCGATTGCCTTGCTTTTCTTCTGATGTCATCGTCCCTGCTCCACTTCCAGCCACCGTGTTGCGTAATCTCTGATCTTCTCAATTTCGCTGATGAGGTCGTCTTTCTTTCCCATGCGTCGGTTGTACTTTCCTATCGTAAAGCGCATGGCACCCCGGAACTCTTCAGCGGTAAACGTGCGGGCTGCTTCGTCTATCCAGTCCTCGCCTTCTGCGTCCTGGTAGCGGGCCTGCTTGTCTGGGCCTAGATCGTAGTGGTCGCCGTCATTGCCATTCTGCCCTAAAGCTTCCATGCGCCTCTCTGCCTCATCCCATGCTTCATCTTCTTCGGGGGTGGTGAACGGATTTTCATTGTGGGTGTCAGGGTGCACCTTTGCCCGGCTGTCTTGCTCGGACTGCCAAGCCGTGATTTTCGTATTTTGGCTGACATCCTCTGATTTTTTTACTTTCCTTTCTTCCACTACCTTGCGAATGCTATCCCAGTAAAGCGCCCAGCAAGCATTTGTCCATTCCTCTTTTGAAAGCGAATTAGCCAGCACAGCGTGGTCAGACCATAAAGCTATATCCTTCGAGCTTCTTGCTACGTACTTTCTAGGCTCTTGCCACTCGGTAACATTTTCAACCAGCCAAATTATATTAGCGTGCATCTCAGGTTCCTTTTTTTCCAGCTCATTGCGTGCGGCCTGCCAGTCTTCTTTGCTACAACCTTGGCCATAATTAAATCTTGGCCATTCATCACCATCACCTTATGGTCCATCAAAAACCCAATAACAATGAGTCCAATCGCCCTGCCAAGAAGATAATTTTTCAGCTATAAACTGTGGGTATGTAAGCATGACATTCTCCGTTGCGTTATTCGTGCGTTAACAATAAATCAAGTCTGCGTTAATGTAAACACTTAGGCAAAGAAAAGCAGCGCCGTTAAGCACTGCCTGTATTTAGTTAGCTTGCTCAGAATGGGATGTCTGAGTCAAAGTCGTCAACAGGATCAGGCATGGACCTATTTTGTGGCGTTGCAGTTTGCTTCTGCGGAGCACTGCCAGCGTCAGTCCAAAAAACCTTGCAGTTGCCCAGTATCGGGCCTTCTCCTTTCTTCTGATCCTTCCAGCCTTGCGTGATCATGCCGTTGTTGTCGTACTGGTCTTTTTCGTCAACATTTACAAAAACGGTGGCGTCAAGATAAATTCCTTTTTCGCCCTTGAACATCCTTTCTTTGATGATTTTTGAAACGTCAATTTTTAGGTTAATTCCGTATGCTGCCATGTCTGATCTCACTTAATTCTGATGGATGATTTTGTACGCTCTAGGTAAGCGCCAGGCACTTCAATTCCAGATTTCAATGCCTTGGTCAAAGCTGCCTTGTCTGGCTTGATACTAGTTGTCACGGCCATGTAGTCGTCTGGAATAAGATCCTCATTGTTGATTATTGATACTTCACGACCAGCGGCGCACGTGATCGTAAACAGCGGGCATGATATTTTTTTCACGCCGGTTCTTTCCATGTTGTCTCGCAGGTAATCGCGCAACGAGTCTTGACGGTTGTTAATGGCTCTTTTGCGATCCTGTAGCCTTGCAATCTCTTTTTCAATCGGGCCGGTTTCTGCCTCCATGTTCCTGACAACGTGCATGAGGGCTTCGGCTTTTTCGTTAAAGCATTCAGTAATATCGCCGAGGCTGTTGGTTATTGCCTCCATCATGTCAGCATCTTGATCGTCCGAGGACTCTGCAATTTTTTGCAAATCGGCGTACTGGCCTGAAATCTCGTATAACCTGGCCATGTTATTTCTCCCCTTGCAGTATGAGTTTTTGGCTGTCTTTTGCCTTTGTTAACCGAATGATGCCACGGTTGTCTTTTTTGCTCTGTGCACGTCGCACGGATGCCGTGAACAGCTTTTCCAGTTCCCCTAGGCTCTTGCTGGTTTCAATGTAGCCGACATGCTTGTCAAGAAACAGGGTGTAATCTTCCTGCTGCTTAACCGCTTCTGCGGCTTTGTCCTCTGCGTGTGTCATTGCGGATTCGTTCTGAGCTTCCTGCACGTACTCGAAGTCGTCATACAGGCCCAGGTGAATGTCAGCGCCAAAGCCAAGCATTGACAAGCACTTCTTGATAGCGTCTGTCAGTGACTTCTTAGGTGCCTCCATGTCCGTCTGAACACCAAATTTGTTAACATAGATATAAGGCGTATGACCATAATGGTCCAACTCTCTACGCTCGCCTTCCTGCATGTACCAGAGCCGCAGGCGAATTGTGTGAATTTTAGCGTCACAAAGATAAGCGCCTTCTTTGTCAGAGATCGGGCCGCCAGCGTCAAATCGTTCTTCAATAATCTCATAACCCCAACCGGACCCTAGAGGCCCAAATTGTTCAGTGGCCTTTTTGACAAGGTAGGTGGCATTGATCGCGGTGCCAGCAAACCCGCCAGCGCCTTTATAGTTTTTTGTAAACTTTGGGTCAGTGGATTGCACCCGATCCCAAATTGATGTGTTTGTCATACTACCTCCGGCATCCGATTGGCCAATTCTTTTTGGCTGTAAGACTCTATTGTTATGCGGATCACATCATCACGGGTCAAGTCATCCATTTGCGCTACGTACTCATAAGCATCCAAAGCAGTCAGGAATCCAGACGTTCCGGTTTCGTGCCAAGGACATAGAATGGTCACTCTGTATTTAATGTCGTTATCCATGATCTTTTCCTTACTGTGGGGTTAGAGATCCAGTTCCGGCATTGCCGCGCCGCGCTTCTGATTGCAAGTCTCACAAGCCAAAGTCCAGTTGTTCGCGTTGTCTAGCCCGCCAAGTGCTAGTGGGATGATGTGCTCTAAGGTTGCCGTGTTGATTGTGAGCGAGTGTTTGCACCAATGGCAGGCAGTTAGCCCACGATTAATTAAGCCCTGTCTGCGCTCTCGTGAGCCTTTCTTCCGTTTGTCCCGTTGCCCTTGACACTCTGGAGCCTTGAGGCACATTGCCACAGCCTCTTCTAAAGTTACGCCCTTGCGTGCCTTCTTTGTGCCGCAGACATAAGCGGATCTTGATTTGCTGTCTGGGTAGTAGCTAACCGTTAGTTTTCCTTTTAGCTGCCAGTGCCCGCCGCCCTTATGCGTAACCTCAACACCATAAGCATTTGCGTAATCAACTAACCTCATGATCTTTTCCTTATTAGTGTTTGACAGTACAAAGGTTAAGATATATCCTAACACCTGTCAACACTTAAATCATCAATAACGGAGAAAGATATGACAGATCGGAAAGCGTGGACGATGGAAGAAGTTCGAGCGGCGCTGAGTGACCGAAAGCTGAAGCAGGTAGCCAGGGAGTGCGGCCTGACTTATCACACTGTTTTAGAAGTGGCCAACGGCAAGCGTCAGAACCCGACTTACGACACCTATATGGCGCTTGTAAATTACCTGAGCAGTTGAGGCCACTATGTCATTTAACGGCTGGGTCAAGGTTCACAGGAAGATACTCGACCACTGGGTGTCCCAAGAGCCTGAGCTGTTTGCATTTTGGATGCGGCTGCTTATTGAGGCTAACCACTGCGACACTAAGAGGATGTTTAACGGCACGCTGATTGAGATAAAACGAGGTCAGACTTTATTCGGCCTAGAGGCGTTTGAGGCTAAAAGTGGAATTTCTAGGAAAAAGCTCAGAAGGTACTTAACCATGCTTGAAAGTGAGTCAATGATCGGCAGGCAGAAAACAAATAAATACTCTTTAATATCAATAGTTAACTATGAGGACTACCAAATAGACGGCAGGCAAGAGGCAGGCAAAGGGCAAGCAGAGGGCAAGCCAAGGGCAAGCAAAGGGCAGCACCTAGAGAATGTAAAGAATTTAGAGAATGAAGTAACTAAAGATAAAGACCTTGTACCAGCTAAGGCTGATACCTCGAAATACTCTGATGAGTTCGAATCTGCGTGGCTTGCTAGGGTAAAGCGAGAAGGCAACGATCCGAAAGCCGGAGCATACAAATGCTGGAAAGCCAACCTCAAACGCGGAGTGACGCCAGAGGCAATGACCGACGGCATGGCTCGGTACAAGAAATTCTGTGAAGCAAAGAAATCAGTCGGCACCGAGGGAGTGCAAATGCTGCAAACCTTCCTCGGGCCAAACGAGAACTACACGCAAGACTGGACAGTTAACCAAGAGGTACAGGCTAATGGAAAATATAACGGATCTTATGGGAAAGGCCAGCAAGCAGATTACAGCGGCGACGGATGGGCTGAAGGATTCGACCCAACCTCAGACCCGTTCGCAGACCTCCTTGACGGACATGGACCAACGAATCATTGATCGGCTATTCGTTCGCTTAAAAGCAATCTTTCCTAAGTGGCGAGAGATATGGAACACCGATGACGAAATCAAGGCCGCTAAGCGTCAGTGGATGCGTTCGATTGTAAGCAAGGGGGTAGCCGACCCCTCCATGTTAAAGCTCGGCATAGACCGCGCAGAGGTCATAGGATGGGTACGCCCGCCGTCACCAGCGCAGTTTTGTGAATGGTGCATTGACGCCGCCAAGGCTCTTGCGGGAATTCCGAGCCAAGCAGATGCCATATCTCAGATAATGACCGTAGCGCGAAGGGGCGATCATAACCGTCGACATACAAAAATGACGCCGGCAATTTACCAGATGTACCGCTTCATCGACTGGTACAGCTTCTCGCAGAAGAAAACCGAGGACGCAGAGAAGATGGCGGCACGCGCTTATGATGAAATGGTCGACCACTGGAGAAGCGGCCTACCGTTCGCTGAACAGCCGATTATGATTGAGGAACACAAACCCTCGGGCGTTGTCACAAAATCTAACAGGGATGCCGGCAGAGCGGCTATGAAAGAACTTATGAAGGGAATGGTGAAATGACTTTACGACAAGCAGCAGAAGAATTTGTAACAGGCCGGAAAGCCTTGCGCGAACTAAGCGAAATCAGCTCAGACCGCAAGATCGGCAAAAAGATGAAAATTCATGTCTCGACTGTAATCAGAGCTTACTCAGGATTGCCGGTACGCATCTGTGCTGACGACGTGCGCCTATGCGTGGCACTCAAGACAGAACAACGCCGACTGCGTACAGTGCAGCAAGCCAGCACAATAAAGCGCCTCGCAGTCAGATACAGCGTCCGCCAGGTTGACATCGTGTATGAACTTGAGCGCATGGGGGTGGAGGTATGATCTATTCAGATATTTTTTGGCAATGGCGTATGCGGGCTTCATACGGATTAATAAGCCTAGCAATCAAAACATTGCCAAAAGGGTGGAGAAAGAAAGATGCTGTTATTTATCTTATAAAAATTGATCACATTGAAATTGAGGATCATTGGTCGTGAGCGAGGTATCAGAACACTGGCTGCACGGCCTGCGAACATTGGTCAAAGATTTCGCCGAAGCAAAAGCTCAACGTGTGTACCTTGAGCATTTCCGCAAAAGCAAAAAAGCTATGCTTATGGCAGAGGCCGAGAGTATTAATCCGATGAAGTACAAATCTGCGGCTAGCCAAGAGGTATACGCATACAGGCATGATGAGTACATTGAGCTGCTAGAAGGGCTGAGGGCTGCAACGGAAACCGAAGAGCACAGGCGGTGGCAGCTCAAGAGCAGAGAGATGCGTTTCGAGGAATGGCGGACAGAGCAGGCCACGCAGCGACAAGAACATAAACGATATGGGAACTAATTTATGAACATTAAAAGGCCAGTTAAAATTGAATACAAAGGGTACACCGTTGAGTTTACTCACGAGTTAGACAGGCTAGACAGATCTGAATATTGGTTTGGAAAGGTTATGTTTATCAAAGATTTAATCTGCATTATTGTTGAAAGTCCAAGCGCTATGCAGCTTGAAGTAATAAGCGCAATTGATGAATACATTGAAGACTGCAAAGAGCTTGGCGTTGAGCCAAACAAACCAGAGGTTCCGACATGAGAAAGTGCCTACACTGCAAAACAGAACTGCCCAAGGTCAGCGAGAGCACGCCCATTGAGGCCAAAGGCTATTGCAGCTTTGACCATGCCGCTGACTATGGGCTAATAAAAGCCAAGGCGTCTATCGCAAAAAAAGCAAAGCAGAAAAGCCAAAAGGCCAGCAAGGACCGACTAGACCTTAACCGCCGTCACCTACCCTGGCAGCATGAGCAGTGCAAGACATCGTTTAACCGGTTACGGGTGCAGGAGGAATTGCAGTGGTTCGCTGAACGTGGCCTTGAACCTGAGTGCATATCGTGCGGAAAGAAGAATATGGACTGGTGTTGCGGCCACTTCAAAAGCGTTGGTGCCCAGTCCGGCCTTCGGTATGACCGGCGAAATACATTTCTACAGTGCAATCGGTACTGCAATCAGGCACTAAGCGCGAATCTGGACGGCAACAAGAACACGAGGGGCTATAAGCGCGGCCTGGCTGAACGGTTTGGTGAGCATGAAGCGAAGGACATCATTGAACACTGCGAATCGAGAACCGCACCGGTTAAGTGGTACTGGCAGGAAATGGAGGATTTGCGGAAAGAGTGGAATATAAAATATAGGGAATTGATTAAATAACCGATTGCACATGTCGGCAACTGTGTTATTATTAACACATCAACACAGACAAACAAAAGGACGCAGACATGACCACACAAACTATCAACTTAGGCAACAACGAGTCAGCAAGCAAAGGCATATACAAAAACAACGACGGCACATTTACAGCAATGACATTTAGCAAAAGCAAAGATTTTAAAACCCTAAAAGGTGCTGAGAAATGGATGGCCAAATAACCTTTGATGAGTGGTTTGCCTCTGAGCGTGCGGGGCTTAGCTTTGAGGCTCGCCGAATAATGCAAATTGCCTGGAATGCTGCGCTAACAAACGGAGATCAACATTTTTTGTGGCGGAGCTTGCTAGTGCGTTAGGATCGCAATCGACAAAAATGCAACGTGGGCCGAATTGATAGAAGCTGTTAGATCGTCACAGGACAACGCACAGAAACCGAACACCCATTAACCTTAGCAAACCCACACACAAAACCAATAGCCCGCACAGGGCACCGGAGATACGATATGAAGAATCAAGACACGCCAGCAATGCCACAAGAATGGCAGGCGTATGTTGAAGGCATGAAAGAAACCGGCCTAACCAAGCGTGAATATTTTTTGGCTAAATCAGTGGAAGGGATTTGCAGTAATCCTAATGCCCATACAATGTCTCCAGACGCTATCGCAAGAAGAGCCATCAGCATAGTAAACGCAACTTTTGAGGCGTTAAAATGAGCAATCCAGATTGGAAACATGCGCACAACGACGCAACACATTGGGATACTATTGGACTATGTTTTTGTGATGTAGGCGGTTGGTGGTTTGGTGGCAAATACCGACTTTGTAATGATGGCAATCAAGAATGGGGTACAGGCCGCTACACACCACGTCCTGTAGAGCCAACAACAAGCGACTGGGTAGACGGATGGCCACCAGTGGGCTGGCATGGCGAGTGCCGGTGGGGGTCAAGCGTGGAATGGTTTGCGTGTGTTGTGATACCTGACAGTAACGTGGTCGTCCAGGGTTCAGCGGGGAACTGGAATGTCGTAAATGACCTGGCGTCATACGATTATCTGTTTCGTGACACCCCAGAAGCCGACCAGGCTGACCGAATCCTGCTAACGGGAATCTTAAATTATATGCGCAGAGAATCCGACGTTGGCGTGATAGCTGATAAAATCATTGAATTAGGTTTCACGACTGAGCAAGAGTAATGTTATAATAATTCTAACACGGCCCCGATCCTGAGCAATCTTGCTGAGGGGTTTTTAATAAGCCATCGGACGCGGTGGAAGTGCGACTTAGCCGATTTGCTTGCATACGCTGGGACGGGCGACAATCTCGCTGCGAAGCGACACGTAAACGCACCTCACTGGGCGCATCAGTGAGCACTGATAAGGGCTTCGGGCCAGAGTGTCGCTGACGTTAAAAGCGTGACCTCGAAGCGGCGGCATTGCCGGAGCCTTTTTCCGTGTAGTGAGTTTTGACAGCCTGCCTCCGGCGATTAGTAGGGGGATGCGCTACAGCCGGATGCGCGTATCTGCAAACCGGCACCTTGCCCTCCTAGTGAGGGATTTTTTTGTGGGCGAAATAGTGTATAATTGGTGTATGGAAAAAAGACCAGTAGGCAGACCAAGAACAACCGTAGACGACCTTCCGCAAGACTGGAAGCAAGTCATAATGGACTGCGGGCAAGAAGGTGGCAGCGCCGTTGAAATGCGATGCTTGCTTGCGCTCGGAGAGTCAGCGTGGGGCACCTTGCTTGAAGACTCTGACGAATTTCGACGAACCGTAAAAAGCGGGCAAGACCTATGCCAAGTTTGGTGGGAGCGTCAGGGGCGGAAAATGACAACCGGAGCCGATGGGAATGCAACGGTCTGGATATTTAATATGAAGAACAGGTTTAGTTGGCACGACAAACAGCAGGTAGACCACACATCATCTGACGCAAGCATGACGCCTAACCCCACTCGCATTGAACTGGTTGCACCCGTTGTCAACCCTAAGCATTGAGCTTCCTCCCAAGTTAATACCACTCTTTGCTGAGCCTAGAGGCAGCCTTAGATACCGTGTAATGCACGGCGGGCGAGGTTCTGGCAAATCGTTCACGTCTGCAAAGATGGCCGCTATATGGGGTGCCATAGACCCGCTGCGCATCTTGTGCGTTCGTGAGCTGCAAAACTCTATCAAGGAATCATTCCACGCAGAGCTAAAAAACGCGATTGAATCTTGCGCATGGCTATCCACGCAATACGACGTTGGCATCGACTACCTACGGCACCGCAGCAACGGCACAGAGTTTATCTTTCGCGGCCTACGCCATAACATCGGATCTATAAAGTCGCTTGCACAGGTTGATCTTTGTGTGGTCGAGGAGGCAGAAGATATACCGGCGGCGGGCTGGGTCGATCTGTTGCCAACAATACGCGCTGACAAGTCTGAGATCTGGATTATCTACAACCCAAAGAAGCGCAACAGTTGGGTGGCTCAGACATTTCAACTAAGCACACCGCCGCCCCGGTCGCACATTGTTGAAATAAATTGGCAAGACAATCCGTTCTTTTCCAAAATATTAGAAGAGCAGCGCCTCGACGCACTGGAGAGGCTAGACCCATCGCTATACGCGCACATCTGGGAGGGCCAATTTTGGGAAAGTTCACAAGCCCAAGTGTTTAGCGGCAAGTATGTGCAGCGCGAGTTTGTGCCTACAAAAACTTGGGACGGCCCTTACTTCGGGCTGGACTTCGGGTTCTCGCAAGACCCAACAGCCGGCGTCAAGTGCTGGGCAAACAACGGTGATTTGTACATTGAGCACGAGCTGTACGTGCAGCACCTTGAAATTGACGACACCAGCCAAGCCATGATTGACGCGCTGCCGGGTGTAGAGCGCCACACAGTACGCGGAGACAACGCTAGGCCGGAGTCTATAAGCTATCTAAAGCGTCATGACATAAGGCGCATAGTGTCGTGTAAGAAGGGGCCGGGGTCAGTGCAGGACGGCATAGAGTTCATTAGATCGTTTGGCAAAGTCATCATTCATCCGCGATGCAAAAACACTTTGAAAGAGTTTAATCTGTACAGCTACAAGGTGGACCGCTATTCAGGTGATATACTTCCTAAAATCGTGGACGCTGACAATCACGCCATAGATGCGATAAGATACGCGCTAGAGCCTATCATGAAGGGCAAAATTACCAACTACGGGAACATATTGTAATGGCCAGTTTCCCAAAGCTATTCGCAGACGGCATCACCAGCCTAACTAACAAGCTGGCGAACCGGCGCAACGTGCACAACAACAACCGCATGACCAGCACGCGGGTAGACTTTGACGAGCTGCGGGCGATCTATAAGACGGGTGTGGGTAGCAAGATCATTCGCGTCAAGTCTGGCATTGCGTTGAACGAAACTTTACAATTCGAGAGCACAATAGACAAAGACTATTACGAGACAAGCCTTCAGCAACACGTCAAAAACACCTGCAAGTTTATGCTGGCGTTTGGCCGAGGGATTATCGTCACGCAAGAGCCTGGCGCTGACCTTAGCTCGCCCCTGCCAGTAATTGACGATTACACGAACGTGCGCTGCTTGGTGTTTAGCGGCGACATGGTGTACATCCAGAGCGTTGAGTACAATCTGAATAGCCCGAATTACTACAAGCCAAAGTTCTACAGCATACGCGGGTTCACAATCCACCCGAGCCGCGTGGTCGATATGACTTACGTGCAGCCGGTTGAGCTTGACGCGCCTGAATATTTCTTTGGCGGCATATCTGAATTTGAGCTGATCCGCAACGAGCTGGTGAGCGATCAAATCGTACAGCGTGCCGTGCCGGCCATACTCGAAAAGTCATCAACAGTTTTCTACAAAGTCGCCGGGTTTAAAGACCTGCTCAACGACAAAAAAGAGGACGATCTGCTTCGGTACTTTGCTGGCCTAGAGGATCTGAGGTCGTCATACGGCGCTGGTGTCATCGACAAAGAAGACGAGGTTGTTACGGTACAACAAACCCTAAGCAATCTGGCAGAATCGGACATGATTACCTTGCGCCGCCTGGCTATGGTGACGGGGCTTTCACTGTCTACCCTAGTAGGTGAGCCACCTAAAGGATTGAACGGCAGTGGCGAGGGCGACAGGCAGGTGGACATGCAGACCATCAAATCGCTGCAATCAGAGTATCTGCTGGACAAGATCAACCGACTGATGACCATGCACGGGCGCGGGCGGGTGTCGTTTAAGGAAAACCAAGGCCAGACCGACAAAGACCGCATTGGACAAGAGACTGAGGTTATTAAAAACGCTCTTGTGCTGTGGCAGATGGGCCTCGACTACGACAAGTATCTGACTGACAACGGCGTAGTTGAGAAAGACCCGTTTGAGGAAATGTTTGGAAAGCCTGACCAAGGCGAGGCTCCGACGCCTGAGCAGGGCGGTATGAGCTTAGAGCAGCTAATGGGGGGCGACGATGATTGAGCTAATGCACGGTGACTGCCTAGAGCTTATGAAAGAGATACCAAGCGGCAGTGTTGACATGGTTCTGGCCGATCCGCCATACGGCACGACGGCTTGCAAGTGGGATACCGTGATTGACTTGCCGTTGATGTGGGAGCA